CCCCCCAAAAAACCTTCCTCCTTGCCAAAAATAACCCCAAAAATTTCTTAGTCCCCCTAAAAGTATCCCACCAGCCAGTATAATAAGCATTATAGGTGCATGAGCTACCATCCATGCAGCTGCTTGGATCAATATTGGTTGAACCGCTGCCCAAAGTGCAGCTACTTTTGCCCATAATAGTGGAATGATTATATATAGTCCTGCTAAAATTACAGTAGTAAATACTCCCTCAAATATTCCTCCAAATTCATTTATTACACCTATACCATAGCCTATGGAGTCAAAAATAAATAGTATCATGCCTGTAATTATGCCAAGAGCCATGCCTATATTATCCAAAAATTGTACTCCCTGCGGTGAAGACAAAAAGTTGACAAAATCTGTAAATCTTTGATTGAGTTGTCCGAGTGCTCCCTCTGTAGATGAAAGTCTTGCAAGCCATGTACCGACCATATTTTCAAATACTGTCTTATTTTCACCAAATGTTCTTGGTAGTTTATTAAACTCTTTATCTATTGAGCCACCCATCTTGTTTATAGCATTGATTATTGTTTCAGTAGTTAGCTTGCCATCAGATGCAAGTGCTTTGAGTTCGCCCTTTGTTACACCCATTCCTTTAGCTATATTTTGCATAAGTGCAGGTGCATTTTCCATCAATGATTTAAATTCGTCACCTTGCATTACTCCAGATGACAATGATTGAGACAACTGTAGCATTGCTGACTCGTTCATAGTTGCTGTACCGCCACCAAGCTTTAGCATCTTATTTACTTTTTCAGCAAAGTCAATTTGATTGTCATTTCCTTTTATTGCTCCAGTTTGTCCAATTTTAAATATCAAATCAGCTGTAGCCTTATATGATGATCTCGTTCTATTTGCTGACTCAAGAATTTTGTTTTGCAAGTCATGCTGTATCTGTAGTCCGTCGTTTATAAGTCCTAATCTTGAGTTTATCGACATATATTCATCAGCCATGTTTGCAATATTGCCTATTTGCTTTATTGCCATTGAGAGTAGCTGTATACCTGCATTTAACGACATTAAACTCCCTTTCCAAGAACGGAAAGGATCAGGCGGAGCATTTGCTCCCATATTGTCAAGTAGTGCATCTAATTCAGCAATATCTACTTTTGCTGATATTAGTTCTTGTCTCATCAGCGAAAGGGCATTCGAGCCAGAAGATGCAGAAACATTATCAAGACGATGTAAGGCTGTTATGACTGTATCAAGAGTTTTGACTATACCTCTAAGCATCTTTGTCATATTATCATTTAATCCTAATGTAGTATTAACCATTCCTCACATCCCTTATTTCTTCAACTTTTCCATTTCTTTTTGTGTGTCTATTAGTATAGCCTCGAGCAAAGCAATCTCTTTTTCATCCATCTTCAAAAATTCTCTTGGTCGTATAAAGCCGTAGTTGGCAATTACTCCACGATATATAGATGTCAGATAATCACTTTGCTTTATTAGTTTTTTGCCTTGGCTCTTATGTCTTCAAAGTCCTCGTCAAAACCGTTAAATTTCATTATTTTTTCGGATAATGCAGTTATTTCACCTACCTTTAATACTTTTGAAAGCCCTTGAGATGGTGTATTGACTCCTATTTTTTGTAAAAACTCTGCAGATTTAAAATTCGGATATAGTAGGTGATTTACTATCACAAGTTCACTGAACTTCATTGAGTCTTGTTTTATCACATTTCCTTTTTTGTCTCTTATGATACATAACTTTTGATACTTTTCCAGCTCATCTCTCGTCATAGAGCCAATTGTAAATTTAAAGTCTTTCAATCTTTCGTTTAATATAATATCTTCAGTAAGATTTTCAACTGTATGTGTTGCCAAAAAGTCTTCAAGCGTCATTATATTTTCGCCTTGTAGCTCTTCTTTTTCAATTACTTCAGTATCTCTTGTCTCTTCCATGGTATTCTCCTTTTTCTAATCTCTACCTATATTTGATGGACGATTAAATGGCTCAAGCTCATCCCAGTCTCTAAATGTAAATGTAGCATCTACAGTTAGTCCTTCGTCTTTTGACTCGTCAAGCTCCTGTAATGTGATGTCTCCGTCCGGCACAAGGTCGTAATATACCTTTGACATAGTGCCAAGTGATGTGCCTTTATCGTTGTTGATACATTGGCAATCAACTTTAGGGAATATGCCTGTTTTCTTGTATTTTTTCAATATATCTGTCATTACTTGTACAAACCAATAATCTGCAGTGATAGATATTTTATTTTTAAAGCCTTTTATTTTAGATTGCTTGTTTCTTGTTCCGATTTGACCTCTTTCAGAAGTTTCAGGCGTGCTTGATGCCTTGAATTTTTGTGAGCCGTACAGCGTGATTATCTCACCGTCTACAACAAGCTGTATCTGTCCGTCTTTGCCGTTGACGAAATCCTCGGATCTTAAATACTCTCCCATTTCTCCCTCCTGTTTTTTGCATTAGAAAAAGAGTCTTTAAATACTAATTAAACTGTATTTATAGACTCTTTAATTTATATTTTTATTCATATTCTATCTTTCAAATACTGTCATATAGAGTTTTTTCATAGAGTCAGTAGGTTGGATATACACATCTACCTTGACCTCATCTTTTTTCTGTCCCATACTGATGATTACATCATCTGCTGAAAAGTTTTGAATTGCTCTGATATTTTGCAATTCGTAAAAATTCTTTAGTAGTTGCAGTTTGAAGACATCTCTGCCTTGCTTGTCGTTGTTTTCTTTACCGATAAAGTATTTTTCCCAGATTAGCCTTGTAGTATTTCCTATCTCGTCAAATACTCTTATTACTCTATTGTTTCCAAAGTCATCATCTTTTTCAGATGAATAGTCAGTGAAGGTATTTAGGTCATCAAGGACTACTATTTCGCCATCCATCCTTTTTGTAAGCAAGAACCAACCGCTTTTTATTTCTTGCACTAAGTCATCTTCAGCGATGAAATTTATTATTTCTGTTGCAGCTTCAATTATTTTAAAGCAGTTTGACTGATTTATCTCCGCTCCTGCTGTCATACCTGTAACTGTTGCAACGAACTCGTGTGGTTTTATCTCTTCAATTTTTGTCTTATATCCTTGCTTTACAGAGATTATGCCTTCAAAATTCGCTGAGTTGTAGTTATATACTACAGCCTGTATCTTCTTACCTGCATTATCTCTTTCATTTTGCACATAAGATTTAACAACGCTTGGAAGTTTCGTATCTTCTGACGGTATTCCCATGGTGTTGAACTGATATTCTCTCATTGCTGATAGATAGTCAGTATAGTTATTAGTCTTGACTGTACCGTCTGTACCACCTTCTAGTATTATCCCTGCATGAATTGGAACTGCTCCTGAACCCTCAAACTCAACAAAAGCATTTGACTTGAGTTCACTTATATTGGCAACTGCCTGCTTATCTACAAGCTTTGTTTTGAAATATGTGTTTACATCAATATTTACATTATCTTTGTTTTTCTCTGTAACTATCTTTATTTCATTTCCGAAAATTCCCGTACATTTTGCCGTTATAGTCAAAGCTCCTTCGACTTTTTTTGCCTTTGCTCCACCTGTGTCTATACGATACACATATAGCTTATAGCAGTGCTTTAGACATTCTCTAAGTAGCTTTGCCTCGTCATCGAACGCAGTTACACCGACCTTTGCCAATGATTTACCGTCTTCAAGGTCTGTAGACAGTAGTTTTATTACCTTGCCTTGTTCTCCCCACGATAGTGGCAACGGCATTGTCGCTATACCTCTTGAGCCGACTATTGACGCCGGAGCAGGTACAGACTTGAAGTTTATATATGCACCCGGAAGTGCTTTATTGTATGTTAAAAACTTACCTCCTGCCATATCATTCTCCTTTCAATTCGCATGATATACTTCACCTTTCATTCGTCTGCCTTGTTATGCTCGTATCTGATGCGAATTCACTTTTTCATATTAAAATCAAATTTTTTCATTAATTCTTGCTTGTTATCTCTGTAGTATCTTACTTTGAACGATACAAAAAACATTAGAGTATTATCTTGAACTCTATAGTTCATATCATATCCTTTGAGTTTTTTTCCTTTTACTTCTATCAGTTCAAGGATATCATACAGTTTAAATGCTATCTTTTGATATGTTTCATAGTCTGTAGTGTAGTTTCTGTCTTCTTTTTCAATATATACGATTTGATAATGCACTTCGTTTTGATACAGATTGCCCACTTTTTTATCAAAACTGTTCTGTATCATGTTAATAACAAATGCAGGACTTTTCATATTTTCAGCACGCTCATTATATATGCTTACATCTTTAAAATTTTGTTTTAATACATTTGATAGCAATCTGTCTATTTCAAGCATATGCACCTCCTACATATTAAAGCTTGCAAACCACGCTTCAAACTCTCTTTGAAATCTTTGTGGCATCTTCTTTTTCACTTCAATAATTGAAAGTGAGCACATAAACTTCCCATTTATCCATTTTTGATGGCTTCTATCCATATGTCCGTACTCAACATATTTTGCATATTCTACCGGATTTGATATCGTGACCTTTAATACATCTCCATCTCTTTCAACATTATCAATAGATGCATTGTTTACAAATGCACTTTCCACGGAGTAGTACCGTATCTTACCCTTATTTTTTCCACTTTTTAGTGTTTTTGACCTTATAGCTACACCTTGATTGCCTATAGTCCAAGAATTTCTTAGAAGTCCAGTATCAACTGGTGAGTTTCTCTTAGTTTTAGCAAGCACATCTAATGCTTGTTTTATCAAAAATTGTTTTAAAAAAGTTTCAAACTCATTGCTCAGTCTTTCAAATTTATCTCTAAATTTAATAAATTCAGAATAATCAACACTCATATACTCACCTTCTCGTTTTGAGTAAGCAGTATTTCACTGTGAGAGGCTGGATATACAAAGCACTCTCCTGCCTTATAATACTCATTTTTATTTTTTATATAGACAATATCTGACGGCTTTATATCTATCTCATCTGAAACAAAAAGTATATGTTTCATAGTCAGTGTATTCGTATTTGTGTCTTGATTTAGTGATGATATGGTCTTTTGCGAAAGTGAGCATTTGATATCTTCATAGACCTTTTGACGGCTTTGTTTCATCAAGCCGTCATTATCTTCTACCTGACTTATTCTATATATGTCAGCAATATCAAAGTACATCTTTGATAGTATCAGTCTTTCATTCATATCATCACCTCATCTTTACACGACGAAAATTATTGAGCAGTCTTATTTCCTGCTCAATATATCCAACGCTCTTCATAGTTGAAAGTATATTAGATGTATTAAATTCAATAGTAGTATCTCCACGCTTGATACTTATGTTAGTATATATTCCGACCTCATCTATTATAAGGTCAATAATATATACTAACTTGTCGTCATTAATATCTGATTTTATATTTAGCAATAACTTGATTTTTCTTAATATCTCATCTTTATTAATAAAAGTAGATGCCATATCAGCACCTACTTCTTAGCCTTGGATTTTTTCCCGGCTTTATTTTCTTCTTCAGATTGTTCTTCATCTTCAGATATATCAGAATTTTTAGTTATTTCATTTTCTGAAGTTTCATTTGTCGCATCAGCCGTAGACATATTACTATTTTCTACTTCATCAACAAGCTCATACCCTATAGATATAAGCTCGTTTTTTTTCATTTCATCATCTGTTTCAATTACTATATTTAGATTTTGAAGTTTATACATTTATAACTACACCTCTCTTTATCTTAGTTTGAGCACGCTCTTATAAGTGGCAATCTTTGTTTAGGTATCCAAATGTCGTGATACTTTCTATAGTCTATCTTCCAAGCATTTGCTTGTTGATTTTCCATAGGATTAAATATCCTTGTTAAATCTGTCTTTGATACTGCTATAGGTACATTTTTTGATGTTATTATCCAGTTAATATCCTTAGCATTTGTATCAGCAACTAAGCCACCTGCCTCTTGTCCTACTGTTTTTCCGTCTTGTTTCTTGTATAGTGTTTTGAGTCTTGCACTTGGTACTTCTATTATTGGCAAGCCGTCAAATTTTTTGATAGTAAGATCTATCTCACCTTGCTTGAAATTACCTATATCTATTCTTCTGCTGTTTTCAAGTGCATCAGATAAGATACCTGCTGTGATTGGTGACATTATTATAACAAGATCCGCATTAAGTGATACTGTATTTCTTATCGCCTGTATATCCGCTTTCAACTTTTCAACTATTGTAGCCTTTGCTGCTGTATAGCCTTCTGTTACTCTTCCACCTGTCTTTGCAATGGCGAAAATCTTTGAGTATCTGTAGCTGTCAATCTCAGGTATTACATGTTCAAATTGAAACACTCCCATTACATTGCCTGCATTTGCAATAAAATTAGACTCATCTACATCCATTGCATCCAAAGAAAATGTTCTGCCTCTATCTTGAGTCATCTTGTAAGTTTCATAACTAAGCGTAACAGCTCCTCTTACAAATCCGTTATCTCTGTCATAGTCACCAAGTCCTTGAGTCGATATAGTCGGAATCTTTACTTCATTTCCGCCTGAGTATTTTACCTGTCCGGCATTATCTTCCATCCAACCTGATGTTGCACCTTCTACTATTTGTCTATCAAGTTGTGATTGAAAAATTTTCGCATATTCCAATGTGTTTATAGCCATGTTATCTCTCCTTTACATCTAAAAAAATATTAAAACTTACCTCTTAAAGCATTAGCAAATTGTGTAGCAATATCATCACTTTTGCCACCTGTATTGCTAATGTTTGGTGTCTTACCTTTTAGCCTTTCTTCTACCTGTGCTTGTACAGCTGAGTCAAAGGCTGATTTTATAGCTGAAATATTATCAAAAGTAGCTTTTTCATCTGCCCCAATAACAAAGTTCAAGAATGAATTAGGCAACTTTTGTTCAGAAAGTGCATTTAAAGCCTTTTCTTTGAGTATTCCAAGCTCTTTCTCCTTTTCAAGACTTTCTATTCTGCTAAGAAGTTTTTGTTTTTCTTCAGCATCTTTTTCATCTTTGCTAAGCTTTGACAGTCTTTTTTCTTCTTCAATCGCCTTTGCTATATCTTCTTTGAGTTTAGACTGATAGCTACTTTCCTGTTCTTTCGCCCAATCTTCTTTTAATTTTGTAATATCATCTTGAGTATATGTCTTTGTGTTACCATCCGCATTACTGTTTTGATTATCTCCGGCATTACTGTCTTGTCCTGTATTTGCAGATATATCATCTTGAGTATTACCTCCAATTCCTCCGATATCCGCTGCAAATAACTGTAGATTAAGTTTTTTGAAATTCATATTTATTTCTCCTTATCTAAAATTTTTGTATTATAAAAGCACCTGCCACTTTGACAGATGCTCAATTAACCAATTATATTTTATTGCATTAGAAAAGACACTCTAAACTTAGTTTAAAGTGCCTTTAAATCACATTTTTAAATCTTTCTATAGTTACCTTTTAAGATATCCCTTT